CCCAAAGTGACCTGTAAAAGATTCTTGTTGGGTCTCCTTTATATTTTTTGTACTTCTTTGGTTTGAACCGTCCACTGTATGACATAAATAACTATATTAAAGATTAATCTAAGAGTATTTATATGGCATATATCGACAAACTCCTGAACAAGTTCAACAAAGCTAAGAGTGCGGTTAACAGCATTAAGGGAATCGCTAGTAAAATTCAATCAATAAACTACGAAACAACTATAGATTCATTGGGTCTTGCACAAGAAGAGGCTGAAAAATATATCGAAGCACGGCGAAAGGCCTTGACAGACTCTATTGATAGTTCTCAGAATAGTGCCAAAACTATAGCAACAAAGGATCCAGCTGCGAAAATACAACAACTAGTTTATCCTTATCATGAAACTTTAGACAACTATCTATTATTCAAAATAAGACCAAGAAGAACGAGAGGTGGATTTACTGGCCATCCGGTACATGCTTGGAGAAGTGTAGCATTATATGTTCCGGATGCAGTCATATCGCAGGCCGCAGTACAGTATAGAAATGAGGGAAGTAGTACATTTACAAGAGGTGCTATGAACTTAATGGATAATCTAGTTAGTGCTAAATCTGCTGGTGATATATTCTCTAAAGAGAATGGCGAGGTAGTCAAAAAAATGGGAACAAAGTTTTTACAGAATGCAGCTAATCTCGCTACTGGCGGATTAAGAAATTTGAAATTTGGTCGTGCAGCCAATCCTTTGCAAGAACAGATGTTAGACGGTATACCTTTTAGGTCTTGGGATTTTACATTTGATTTTTGGCCAAAATCCGCAAAAGAAGCAGAAGAGGTTAATAAAATAATATACACATTTAGAAGTTCTATGTTACCAGATGCATATAATGAAAGTTTTGATTTCGCCGCATATGATGGTTTAACAGATGAAGATAGTATTAAAGAAAGATTCAGTAAGATTAATGGATTGGGAAGTGGCAAAGAAACTGGAAAAGACGGAGATACAAATTCAAGTTACTTTAACTATCCCAATGTTTTTGAAATAAGTTTTTACGGTAAAATGGGCAACAAAGTTGACGGTTTTTTACCGGCAGTTTGTACAAATGCACAAGTAGATTACACTGGTGGCCAAAAGTTTTCAACTTTTGCAGATGGTCAACCAGTTCATATTCAATTAACACTTAACTTCTTAGAAATCAAAACTATGACTCTTGGCAATTATGAAAAAGTCAGAGACCCTAATTCCAAAGTGGCAACACAAGGCAGTATGTTTGATAATGCTTCAAAGGGTGAATACCTAGACAGTGAAAATGCACTCGGCAATTTAGTTAGAGGAGCTCTGCCTGAGAAATTCCAGGGCCAAGGATATCAGCCACCAACCAATATCAAACCTTATCCTCAAGGCGATAACCAAATAGATACTGATGGAGGTGGCTAATGGCAGATAAATTTTTTAATAATTTTCCCGAAATACAATATCAACTTGATAGCGGTGAAATCATATTCATCAAAGATTTTTTTCGAAAATCTAAGATAGAACAAGAATCAGTAAATGCATTGATTGAACCTCAATTGTATTCATTAGTTGAAGGCGAAAGACCAGATACACTTGCATCCAAAATATATGGTAATAGTAATCTACACTGGACATTCTTTCTAGTCAATGATATAGAAAACTACTACGACTGGCATAAAGATGTTAATACATTTGAGAACTACATTAATAAAAAGTATCCAGGACAATATGCTATAGGCGATGCGACTACTGATATAGTATCTGCTAAATCATTCATTTCAGATACATCCCATAAGTTTCTATTGGGCGAAAAAGTCACAAGTGCATCAGCAGAAGGAAGAATCATAACTGTTGAACCAGAAAAATTTAGAATTGCAATTGAAAATGTTACTGGAAGTTTTGTTGCAAATGAAACCATAACAGGTAAAGTATCAACAAACTCATTCACACCAACAACCGTTATCAATCATAGAGACGGTGTACAGTATTATAGTAACGCTGATGGTCTAAAGAGAAATACATCAGCTGTTGGATATACATCCACTACAATTTACAATCAAGAATTTGAAGACAACGAAACAAAGAGACATATAAAAATCATATCGCCGGCCGTTATAGGCACGATTGTGAGAAGATTTGAAAAAGTAATGACATCATGAGTAATAATTATCAACAAGGCGAACTTGTTGTTGATTCTATATCTATAGTAAATCCCGAAAAAGAATCTGTAGACATATTAAATTTAACAACAAACATAACTATATTTGAAGCAATAAACACGCCGTTTCTATCTGGTCGTATATCTGTTATTGATGGATTAGAGATTGATAACATTTATAAATTAATGGGCCAAGAATCACTCACAATCAAAGTAAGACAAAGAGAGGGCGTAGACGAGGAACTCTCTCTACCACAATTCTCAATCGATAAAACATTCAGAATATATAGTATTACAGATATGGAGACTATTAATGATACCACTAAGGCTTATGTAATACATTTTACCGACCCCAAATGGTTCACTTGTCAAAATACCAAAATTAATCAATGTCTTCGTGGGTCATACTCAGATATGTTACTAAAGGTATTATACGAGAATGCAGGTTTTAAAGACTCTAAGGATCCTTTAGTTATTGATAAGTGGGATAAAAGTACTCCAGGACATCACCAGATGATTGTTCCTGGTTGGAACATAAACAGATTTATAGATTTTATTGTTGATAATTCTAATCCCGAATCATCAACAACTACTTGGCAGAATAGTATGTTTTTTTATCAAACATTGAATGGTGGATTTAGATTTGATTCATTTGACAGTATGACCAGAAGAGAATTTCCGGTATCATTTGATACTATGGCTAGAAACAGTTCCAACAGTGAAGATGTGGATTTGAATGCACCAGGTGTTGGCTTAAACTCTCAAATACTAGGATACAAGAGAGACCAGAAATTCAATACAATGATAGGTACAACCACTGGAGCATATGCAGCTAAACTTATAACTTATGACCCTGTTAGAAAAGTAGAAGAAGAAAATGTATATTCTATAACAGAGGTTTTTGCTCGAGGTAATGATGACGGACACACATCAAAGTTTCCAATCATAAGAACAGGTCAACCACAAGTTGATTATGCAGCTGATGATATGATAAGTGCTCAAGCTAGTCCGGAGATTGGCGAGGCCCATGTAGACCTATCACCCGAAATTACATATGATAGTTTTGTTGTGAACAAGATTAATATGACAAATTGTTATTCAGATGAAGCTAAATTAATTGATGCTACAGGTGATAAAAACATACAACAAACAAAGGGACAAGAATTTAGAGATACAGGAATACTAGAAAGAAATGCATTGTTATCTATACTGGAACAAAATTCAGTTAGTGTCAGTATACCCTTTAGAAGTGACATGTCAGTAGGAAATATGGTGAAATTGAATTTACCCACAGCAGAAATCAAAGACGAGGATAGTAAAGGAGATGAGTTAATGGATAATAGATATCTCATTGCCAAGATAACCACTAGTATAGACCCATTAAAAAATAGAGGAAGCTTATTATTACATGCAGTCAAAGACAGTCATGGTGCAGATATAAAAACCCATACACCTGGAAAAAGTGTTTCGGGGGCTGAGATAACATGTTAAAATATTGTTACGGCATAGTAGAAGATAGAAACGATCCATTAAAAATTGGTCGAGTCAGAGTTCGTATTCATTTTCATCATACAGATGATAAGAATAAAATCGCTTCGCCAGATTTACCTTGGTCGCATGTTATTACACCAACAACAAATGCTGGTCTTGGTGGATTTGGTATACAACATTCTCTTGTAGAGGGAACTACTGTATTTGGTTTCTTTAGAGATTTAGAAATGCAAGACTTTGTTGTCATGGGTGTGCATCAAGGCATCTCTCAAAATTTCTATAGAGAGACTTCGACCAATGAGGGATTGTATCGAAGTGTCGACTTAGGTTTTAACGACCCTAGAAGAAGAAATGCATTAGCATATGATGGTACGGCTGACGGTGTAAATCCACCAGGCAACCCACGACCAAATGCACTTTCATCATCATTAGATACAGCCCCACAATTACTTTTAGATGCAGGTATTACATACGATGGTTCAGGTTCAGTTAGAACAGAATCGACAGATGTGGAAAAATCAATACCTTACTATCCCCTGTTCGATAAAGTAAATTCAACAGATATAAATGTATTTGCAACAGCTGATGCAGATTATAGTTCAAGAGATTTGAGTGAACTCATTACAGGTAAGCTTACTAAAATCGGTTATCTTAAACCTGCGGCCAACCCAGAAAAGGATCCTCCAACCAGAGAAGAGAAAGGAGTCACTGGTGCGAAATCAAATGCAACACCTTTGTATCCCTACAACAAGGCACTCTATACAGAATCAGGCCACATAGTAGAGTTAGATGATACTAGAGGCAACGAAAGAATATCAATAGAACATAGAACAGGAACTTTCTATGAGATAGATGCAGAAGGAAATCAAATTCATAGAGTAGTCAATGATAACTATACAGTTATATGTAAAGATAACGAACTCTATGTTGGTGGCAAAGTAAACATAAAAGTTCTTGGTGATGCAACACTAGATTGTAAAAATCTAACGGCAACTGTTGGTGAAAATCTAACAACGACTGTAGGCGGAGATTTAAAAGCAAATATTGAAGGTGCTGTAGACATTGAGTCAGAAAAAGATATGAAACTTAAATCTAAGGGCAATATGAGGCTCTTAGCTAAGAAAGTACTAATAAATCCATGACAAATACTAGTATACCATGCCCAGCAACTATGTTGCCTACTAAGGCAGATATCACAAACGCATTTTCTAGTATCGCATCAATGCCATCAAAATTAGAATTGCAAGGCCTAGATGATGAAGCGCAAAAAATTAGAGATGTATTAAAGACAATCAAGGTTCCTCTCAGTTCATATTATCCGGATTTTAAGGGCATAGAGATGCCCGAGTTGGAGTGGGAGATTACAGCAACAGGATTTATACAAGACTTTAATGTATATGTTCCGACAAAGATATTAGAAGTGGTAAGTAGTGTCGTTCCCATAGAATTTAATGTGTCAGTAGGACCTGTAACTGTAGATTTAAAAAAACTGTTAACCGGAGACGGTAAGGCGGCTTTAAAGGAATCTGTTAGAGAGAATATTGATTCAATTAAATTGTTATTACCTACCGAACTTAAAAACTTTCAAGGTATCAATGGTCTTGAGATACCAGAACTACAAGTAGAAGTGGCCTCACAATGGATTAGTACACAAATACAGGGATTATCCACCGATTTAATATTCAGTGGTGTCAACAAAGTACTTGGTATCGCTGAACTAACCAAAATTAAGATGCCGACAGCGGCCGATTTTGATATAAAGACAGCATTGGGTGGTGAAATAAACGAAACGATTGTGTCAGCAGAAAGAACACAACAAAGAATAGGACAAACATTGGCCGACTTTAAACAAATGAATGTTACAAAATTGTTGAAAGACAAAATTGAGGCATTGCCTTTAGATGAAATCGGACTTTCTGCCCTAACGAAACCTTTAAATATAGACTGTTGTGGATTTTTCAAAATAATAGGTGTACCAACATCGATTAATTTACCTGATACAACAATTAAGATTACTTAAGATGTATAAATAGATATATGGCAAATCTCAATGACTACACAAAACCTGTTACTAAACAAGATGCATTTAGTAGCGAATACTCAGATTTAGATTTATTATTTTCTGCTCATCCGATTAGTGGAGATGTAGTAACTAAGAAGGACGCAGATGCGATTAAACGGTCTGTAAAAAATATCTTAATGACCAATCATTATGAAAGACCATTCAAACCCAGTTTCGGTGCAAATCTAAGAAGTAGATTGTTTGAATTAGATGAAATTGGTGGTAGACAATCATTAACAGATGACATAGTAAGAGTATTGGGTATCATGGAACCAAGAATAGGTAAAATAAGAGTAGACATTGCAGATATGCAAAACAATAATTTAGATGTGAAAGTTAGTTACATTATAATAAATGGATTGAGACAATCACAAGTAAACTTTAAAGTAAGTAGGGTACGATAATGGCAGTAAAGAGTTCACAAATAAACGCAACAGATATGGATTTCGATACTATCGCAAGTAATATCAAAACATATCTAAAGGGCCAAGATAAATTTAAAGATTACGACTTTGAAGGTTCTAATATGTCAGTTCTAATTGACATGTTGGCATATGCAGGACACATTGGTGGTCTAAACTTAAACCTTGCAGCTTCAGAGATGTTTTTAGACTCAGCACAAATCAGAAAGAATGTAGTATCTCGTGCAAAAGATTTGGGGTTTACTCCTGCATCCGAAAAGGCATCGACCGCTCAACTAGAAGTCAAACTAAGTAACATTAGAAACGCAGACCAAACTACACCTACTGCAAATGATATGACTATGCCTAGAGGACATAACTTCGCCACAACATATGATGGTGTATCATATAACTATGTTGTGTCAACATCTAAAGTACCTACTAGAGACGGCAATGTATTCACATACAGTCCGATAGATATCATTCAAGGACAATACATAACAGATTCATTTGTCTTTGATAATCAAATTAAGAACGCAAAGTTTGTATTATCTAATGCAAGAGTTGACAAATCCAAATTAGAAGTATCTGTAAACTCAAGTGGTGTATCAGCTAAATATACTTTATCAACAGATGTATCAACTATAGTAAGTGCATCTCGTGTATTCTATGCACAAGAGAACGAAGAAGGATTTATTGAGATATACTTTGGTGATGGTGTTTTGGGTGCAGCTCTAAAAGATGGTGATGTTATTAGTGCTACTTACATTGCAGTAGATGACATTCATGCCGATGGTGCAAAACTATTTAGTATGACCAATAATGTTAATGGATTTTCTAATGCTACTATCACGACTTTGACTGCTTCAGCTGGTGGTGCAGAGAAAGAATCAATAGACTCAATTAAATTTAAGGCAACAAAGTTTTATACATCTCAGAACAGACTAGTCACATTGAATGACTACAAAGCAAAAGTCAACGAGTATTATCCGAATGCAGATGCAGTTGCAGTATGGGGTGGTGAAGATAATGACCCACCTGAGTATGGTAAAGTATTCATAACACTTAAACCTCAGAACTCAGACTATCTATCAGTTTCAGAAAAGTCAGTAGTACAGAACAAGTTAAATCAATTAAACATGTTGACTGTTAGACCAGTGATTATAGATGCAGAAATAGTTAAGATTCTATTGACTAGTGTATTCAAATACAATCCTGCTGATACTACATTATCAAAAGGGGAATTAGAGACTCTTGTAAGAAGTTCTATAGTTGCTTTTGATAATACAAATTTAAACAACTTCGACAGTATATTCAGACATTCAAATCTTGCTAAGGCAATCGATGAGACAAGTGTATCTATACTATCGAACATTACGAATA